GTGAAGCTCTCAGCATCATCAGCGCCAGAATTACCGAACTCAGAGCTGTTTAAATTTCTGTCTGACGCGGGTGTCGATGAGCAGGCCATTGTTGCAGCCAGTAAAGAATGGTTGTTTCAGGGGCGGCTGGCGCAATTGCCGGTATTTCAGAAGCAGGATTGGCGCAGCTGGGTGATAATGGGTGGGCGCGGTTCGGGCAAAACCCGTGCCGGTGCCGAGTGGATCAGCGGCATGGCGCAGGGGCTGGCGCCTTTCTGTGACAGAGCTTGCGGTAATATTGCTTTGGTGGGGGAAACACTGGCCGATGTGCGCGAGGTGATGGTTGAAGGGCCTTCCGGTATTCTCTCGGTTTCTCGTTTGCAGCGCCCGCGTCTGGAAAGTACCCGTCGCAGACTGGTTTGGGAAAGCGGGGCGGTGGCTTCGTTCTATTCGTCAGAAGATCCGGACAGTTTGCGCGGGCCGCAATTTTCTGCTGCATGGTGTGATGAGCTGGCGAAATGGAAAAACCCGCAACAGACATGGGATATGCTGCAATTTGGCCTGCGGTTGGGAGACAAACCGCGACAAGTGGTGACGACTACACCGAAAATGCAGGCACTGTTGCGTGATCTTTTGAGCGATCCGGCAACGATCATGACCCAGATGCGCACCGATGAAAATTCTGCGCATCTGGCACCGGCCTTTTTGTTAGCCATGCAGCAGCGCTATGCGGGCACGGCTTTGGGGCGGCAGGAGCTGGATGGTGTTCTGATTGCTGATCGTGAGGATGCGCTGTGGTCGCGGGAGCAATTAGAGGCGTTACATGATCCGCAAGCTCCGGAATTACAGCGCATTGTTATTGCGGTTGACCCGCCTGCGACTTCAACCAAAAATTCCGATGCCTGCGGGATTATTGTCGCCGGACTGGATGCCGATGGTTTGGCTTGGGTGCTGGATGATGCCACTGTGCAAGGCGTGAAGCCCCATCAGTGGGCTGCGCAGATTGTGCAGTTCTATCATCGCTATCAGGCCGATCTAGTGGTGGCGGAGGTCAATCAGGGCGGCGACATGGTGATGGCGGTGATTCATGCGCAGGATGCATCAGTCGCGGTAAAAGCAGTACGGGCACAGAGGGGGAAATATCTGCGCGCCGAGCCGGTGGCAGCACTTTATGAGCAAGGGCGTATTCGTCATGCACGCCGCTTTCCGGAACTGGAAGATGAGATGTGTGACTTTGCCGTGAATGGGCTGTCCTCCGGCCGCTCACCGGACAGGATGGATGCGCTGGTCTGGGCGCTGCATACGCTTTTGCTTCAGGACACACATAAGCCGAGAATCCGACAGCTTCGATAAATTACATTACAACCTCGTGAGGTGAATATGGTTCGATCATGGGCTTGGCCATGGCCGTGGCGGCATAGTGCTGCCCAAACGCAGGAGCAGAAAAGCGCACAGCCGCCTTCTGTAAAAATGCAGCAGGGTTTTGTCGCACTGCATATGGATGCGCAGGCACGCTGGACAAGCCGCAATTATATGGCGCTGTCGCAACAGGGATTTATGCGCAATCCGATTGTACATCGTTGCGTTAAAATGATCAGCGATGCAGCAGCCAATGTGCCGCTGTTGCTCTATCAGGGAGAGACGGAGCTTGAAGATCATCCGCTGCTGAAATTGCTGCGTGCGCCTCATGAAGGGGCGAGCGGTTCCGGCTTTTTTGAACAGCTTTACGGGCATTTGTTGTTATCCGGCAATGCCTATATCGAGCGGCTGGATTATGACGGACAGCCGAAAGAATTACACTTGTTGCGTCCTGAGCGGGTGACCATTGAGAGCGACAGTAATGGCTGGCCGCAGACGTTGCTCTATCGCAATAATACTACCAGCCGCCGCATCAGCCTGAATTCAGGTTTTGAGTCCGGATTGTCTGCACGGGCATTGCATTTGCGGCTGTTTCATCCGCTGGACGATCATTACGGTTTTCCGCCTTTGGAAGCGGCTTCTATGGCACTGGATATTCACAATGCCACAGCAGCATGGAACAAGGCTTTGCTCGATAACTCCGCACGGCCTTCCGGTGCGCTGGTCTATGCGCCGAAGGATGGTGGCAATTTAAGCGAAGAGCAGTTTGACCGGCTGAAAACTGAGCTGGAGGAAGGCTATACCGGTGCCGGTGGTGCAGGTAAGCCGCTGCTTCTGGAAGGCGGGTTGGATTGGAAAGCCATGGGACTGTCGCCCAAAGATATGGATTTCATTGAGGCCAAACATGTGGCGAGCCGTGAAATTGCGCTGGCTTTTGGTGTGCCGTCGATGCTGCTTGGCATTCCCGGTGATAACACCTATGCCAATTATGCCGAGGCCAATCGCGCTTTCTATCGCCTGACCATTCTGCCGCTACTGACCCGCACCGCGCAGGCACTGAGTAATTGGCTCTGTCCTTCTTTTGGTGCTGGCCTGCGACTTGAACATGACCATGACCGCATTGACGGGTTAGCCGAGGAGCGGGAAGCCTTGTGGCGGCGCATTGGTGCGGCGGATTTCCTGAGCGATGCGGAAAAACGGCAGGCGGTTGGCTATTCTCCTGAGCCGGAAGGAGGAGCGCTATGAACCCGTTCAACCAGCCGGATGCACTCACTCAGGAACAATGGATCTGGCTTGCCAAAATCACCGGCGCGGTGAGTGGCTCGGCCGTATCTCTGGCTTATATGCTGCCCAAAGGAAAACGCGAGGCGGCAGTACGTTTTGCCGTGGGACTGATTTGCGGCATGATTTTTGGCGGGGCAGCCGGTGTTAAAATCGCAGAACAACTGACTTTGAGTAATAGTCTCGGACAGGCGGAACTGATGTTGATGGGCTCTGCCGCTGCCAGCTTTGCTGCATGGACAGCGCTTGGTTTTTTCAAACGCTTTACCGACCGGCTGAAAAATCAGGTTGGTGGTTCCGTCCGGCAGGAGGGGGAGCGCGATGAAGGTTAAGGCAAATCGGCCTCTATGTTTCAGCGGTTATGCCAGCCTGTTTTCGCTCTCTGATCTGAGCGGCGATATCATTGAGCGCGGTGCTTTCGCCAAGTCTCTGCGACGGGGTGCCGCGGTGCCGATGCTCTGGCAGCATCAGGCCGATAATCCCATCGGCATCTGGACGAAAATCACCGAGGATCAGCGCGGTCTTTATGTTGAGGGGCAGTTAACGCAAGGCGTGACGCGTGCCGATGAAGCTTGGCAGTTGATATCCGAAGGGGCGCTGGACGGTTTGTCGATTGGCTTTCGCGCTATTCGCAGTAAGAAGTCAGCCTCAACCGGAAAGCGGCATATTCTGGAAGCCGAGCTTTGGGAAATTTCGCTGGTGACTTTTCCGATGTTGCCGCAGGCGCGTGTTCATCCGGTGCAGAGTAAAAATCACGATGACATGAGTTCCGCGCAGATTATCCGCCATGCGGCGGCTAGTCTGAAAGCGCAAACTTCTTTTTGAAACCTCCGTCCGGTCGGTTTGTACCGTCTTTTTACACCAAGCCCGAAGGGACAGGAAATGACAATCAAACATAAAGCAACAGCCGCTCAACCGCAGGTGCTGGAGATTAAGGCGCTGAACAGCCAGCATGAAGTCGGGCAGGCTTTTGGTGAGTTTATGCAGGCCTTTGAAGGATTTAAACAGGCCAATGATGAGCGCCTGACCCAGATTGAAAAACATGTTGGTGCGGATGTTCTCACTGTTGAAAAGGTAGAACGTCTCAACCGTGCAATGGATGAGCAGAAGGCGGCTCTGGATCAATATGTGCTGAAGCAGGCGCGTCCTGCACTTGGTGGCGAGACACGTTCACCGCTCGGTGGTGTTGTGCAGGAGCATAAACAGGCTTTTGATACTTATGCCCGCCGTGGTGATGAGCAGGCTTTGCGCGGGCTTGAGCAGAAAGCGCATTCCTATGGTTCGGGGCCGGACGGCGGTTATCTTGTGCCGTCTGAACTGGAAACTGCCATCGGTACACGTCTGGCCGCGCTTTCGCCGGTGCGTGGACTTGCAGCTGTGCGGCAGGTTTCCGGCGCTGTACTCAAAAAGCCGTTTTCCATTAGTGGTCCTGGTACCGGCTGGGTTGGTGAAGAGGGCGCACGCCCGCAGACCACCAATGCCAAGCTGGCTGAGCTGCAATTCCCGACCATGGAAATTTACGCCATGCCTGCGGCAACAGCCAGCCTGCTGGATGATGCTGCGGTGGATGTGGAGCAATGGATTGCCGCAGAGGTTGAAACAGCTTTTGCCGAGCAGGAAAGCGCTGCCTTCATCAATGGTGATGGTGTGAACAAGCCGCATGGTTTTCTGGCCTATGATACGGTTGATGAAGCGTCATGGGCATGGGGTAAACTTGGTTGCCTGAAGACGGGCGTTGCCGGTGCCTTACCTGCTTCCAGCCCGTCCGATTTGCTGATTGATCTCGTCTATGCGCTGAAATCCGGCTACCGCCAGAATGCCCATTGGATGATGAACCGTAAAACCCAGTCGGCGCTGCGCAAGCTCAAAGACAGCAACGGCAATTACCTCTGGCAGCCTCCGGCGTCTCTTGGGCAGAAGGCTTCCTTCATGGGGTTTGGTCTGGTGGAAGCGGAAGACATGCCGGATATTGCCACGGACAGTACACCGATTGCCTTTGGTGATTTTGCCCGTGGTTATCTGATTGTCGATCGCATCGGTATCCGTGTTCTGCGTGATCCGTATTCTGCCAAGCCGTACGTGTTGTTCTACACCACCAAGCGTGTCGGCGGTGGTGTGCAGGATTTTGACGCGATCAAACTGCTGAAATTTGCAGCCTGATTTTGCTGGCGAGGCGGTTTTGCTTGGCCTTTGCAAAGCGCATGAATCATTCTGTCAGAGAGTGATTTTATCTTACTGAATCTATTATAAATTACAGGAGATAGCATGGTTCTCCAACTTATAGCGCCGCCGGTAAAAGAGCCGGTGACGACAGCAATGCTGCGTGATTTTTTACGTTTATCACCGGATCAGGAAGAGGACTTGCTGGAACGGCTGATCCGCACTGCGCGGGAAGTAATCGAGCAGCATTGCAATCTGGTGATGCTGCCGCAGCGCTGGCTGTTGCAGCTCGCAAACTGGCCGCAATCGGGCAGAATTGCACTCTATAAAGCGCCGGTCATTTCCATTGATAAGGTGCAAGGTTTTGATGCCGACGGTGCTGTAGTGCTGTTCAATGCGGATGATTGGCGACTGGATACGGATAGTCGTCCGCAGCGACTTTATCTGCGGCGACCACAACATATTACCATTGCCCGCGGGTTGGAAATTGAGCTGACTGCCGGTCTGGCGAATGAGCCTGAAGACCTGCCCGAAACATTGCGTCATGCCTGCCTGGTGCTGGCGGGACATCTCTATGACAACCGCAATTCTTATGAGGCGGTGATGCACAGCCTGCCGGATATGGTTGCACAGCTCGTGTCACCCTGGCTGAGGCGGGGGCGGCTATGAACCTGCAATTCATTGATGCGGGACAGTTTAAAACCCTGCTGACTTTGGAAGAAAACCGTCCGCTCTTTGATGAGACCGGCGGCTATCAGGAGCAATGGACGGAAATTGCCACGCTCTGGGGCAGGATTGAGCCGAAGAAAACCGGCAGTCAGAACTTTGCCGGACAGGCCATTCCCCATGTCACTCATCTCATCACAACCCGTTATCGCAGCGATATTGCGGTCTCCATGCGTCTCACGCGCGTGGGGCGGCATTTTACCGTTTTAGGGCTGCACGATCCCGATGAAAGCCAGCGCTATCTCATTTGTTCAGTTAGAGCATTTCCAGATTATCTTGAAACATAGGAAATGCTCTAACTGTTTGTTTTTACGCGTATCTTGATCCGAAAACCGTTTCACACTTTTCGGGATACGCTATAGAGAGGAAATCCGATGAATTTTTCTATGCGTTTTATTTTTGAAGCCTTGTTGCGCACTTTGCGTCTTGTCGGCTTGCAGGCTTGTGAACAGGCACTCTCCAATAAACGCGATGGGCTGTTTTTGAAAAGCCCTGAGCCTAAAGCACCGCCTGCTCAAACCGAACAGGACAACAAGGGATGAACGGCGCGGCGCTTGTTTTACAAAAGGCAATATTGGCGTGGTTGCAAGCCGCGCCTTTGCTGATGGAGAAACTGCACGGGCAGGGCATTTACGATAATGTGCCGCCTCATGCGGCGTTTCCTTATATCAGCTTTGGCCAAAGTCAGATTTACGCCTGGGATACCGATAGCGGCACCGGCGAAGAGCACAATCTGGTGCTGCATATCTGGGCGCGTTCCAATGGTCGCAGGCAGGTGCTGGAACTGATGATGCTGGTGGAAGGGCTGATGGAGGCTTTGGCAAGCAGCCAGCAAAAGCCGGATATCGGTGGTTATCATCTGGTCAATTTGACTTTGCAATCCTCACAGACCCGCAATGACGACTTGCGTGACGGTTACAATGGCCAGTTGCGCTACCGTGCGGTGACTGAAAAAATTGAAGGAGCGTAATTAATGGCAGCTCAGAGAGGCAAAGACCTGTTGCTGAAAATTGCTGCGGCAGGTGACACATTTCAAACCTGTGCGGGTTTGCGCAGCAAGCGCATTGCGTTCAATGCAGAGACGGTTGATGTGACGGATGCTGATGCTACAGGGCGTTGGCGGCAATTGCTGGCTGGCAGCGGTGTGCAGCGTGCATCGGTCAGCGGTGCGGGTATCTTCAAAGATGCGGCATCGGATGCTCTGATTCGCACGGCGTTCTTCAATGGTGATATTCTCAACTGGCAGATTATTGTGCCGGATTTTGGCATTGTCAGCGGTTTGTTTCAGATCACCGCGCTGGAATATGGCGGCGCGCATGATGGCGAAGTGACGTTTGAAATCGCACTGGAATCTGCCGGCCTTATCAGTTTCGGAGCGCAGCCATGATGGTCAATGCCAGACGCGGTGAAATTGCAGCCGTTTTAAATGACAGGGATTGGGTTTTATGCCTGACACTTGGTGCCTTGGCCGGTCTTGAGGCTGCCTATGAGACTGAAGACTTGTCCGCTCTGATCGCCCGTTTCTCAACAGGGCGGTTAAAATCAGAAGATATGATCCGCATTGTCACCGCAGGTTTGCGCGGTGGCGGTCATGATGTGGCCGAGGATGATGTGGCGGATATGCGTATTGACGGCGGTGCTACCGGCTTTGCGCTGCTGGTAACGCAACTACTGGAAGTGACTTTTGGCATGACTGCTGAAAATTCGGAAAACGCAGCTCAATCAAAAAATTAGAAGCCGTAATTGAATCAATGTCTTTCCCCTGGGATGCGCTGATGCATTTCGGGATGGGACAATTGCGGCTGTCGTCACGGGATTTCTGGCAGCTCAGCCTGCCCGAGATCAGGGCGCTGAGCCAGTCCATGCGCGGTGGCAGGAAAGCGCCGCCGCGTGATGTTTTAAACACGCTGATGCGGGCTTTTCCGGATGGTGGATCATGAATGATACAGGCACACAACAATCAGTCACGGTTTCGGTTGAGGCGGATACCAGCGGCTTTGACCGTGCGCTGGATAACTTGCAGAAGCGTTCCGGCTCATTCGGGCAAAGCCTGACCTCGGCTTTCAAAAGCGCGGTCACGTCCGGCAAAGGTCTGGATGATGTGCTGCGCGGGCTGGCTTCCAATATGGCTTCCATGGCGCTGGATGCGGGAATGAAGCCATTGCAGGGATTATTCTCCTCGATGTTCTCCGGCCTGATGGGCGGGCTTGGCGGCTTGGGCGGGGTTAAGCCTTTTGCCAAAGGCGGTGTGGTTTCCAGCCCGACATATTTCGGGCTCGGCAGTGGTTTCGGCGTGGCTGGTGAGGCGGGAGCTGAGGCGATTTTGCCATTGGCACGCGGCAGTGACGGCAGTCTTGGCGTGGCTATGGGCAGTGGTGGCGGAGGGCGATCCATGCAGATCAATTTCAATATGTCATCGCCTGATGCTGCTTCCTTCAGCCGCTCGGAAGCGCAGGTCAGTGCCATGCTGGCGCGTGCCGTGCGCCATGGCACCAGACGTATGTGAAAGGGCGCATTATGCAGGATTTATCTTCATTTCATGATGTACCTTTTCCGCTCGGTGTTTCCTTCGGGGCAACCGGCGGGCCGGAATGGCGCAATGAGATTGTCAGCCTGACCTCGGGACACGAAAAGCGTAATGCGCGCTGGTCGATGTCGCGGCGGTTTTATGATGCCGGAACAGGGTTGCGTTCGCTCAACGATCTGCGCGATGTGTTACGTTTTTTCGAGGCGCGGCGTGGTTCACTTTATGCGTTCCGGTTTCGTGATCCGTTTGATCATCTCTCATCGGAACAGGATGCACCGCCGCAACCAACAGATCAGTTTCTGGGGCGGGGAGACGGCACGACACGGCAATTTCAGCTGGCGAAACATTATGGTGATTATCAGCGCATCATTACCAAGCCTGTGTTGAGCACTGTGCAGTTGGCAGTGGAGGGGGAGGTGCTTGCGGGTGATGCATTCAGCGTGAATTGGCTGACAGGCATAGTGGAAATTCACGAGGATTATGTGCCGCCGCCACAGGCAAAAGTGACTGCGGGTTTCCTGTTCGATGTGCCGGTGCGCTTTGATACGGACAGGCTGAGCGCCAGTATTGCCAGTTTCAAAGCGGGTGAAATTCCGTCTATTCCGATTGTTGAGGTGAAGTGATGCTGACACTCGATCCGGCACTTGAATCACATTTGCAAGGCGATGTGACAACGCATTGTTTTGCATGGGTTTTGCGACGTAAGGACGGTGAGGTTTTTGGCTTTTGTGACCATGACAGAACATTATCCGTGCATGGGATAAAGTGCTTTCCGCAAAGCGGCATGAATGGTTCTGAGGCAGGAAGTCAGCTTGGGCTCGCAGTGGACAGTTCCGAGATTGAAGGGGCGCTGACCAGTGACGCTTTGACTGATGCGGATATTGAGTGCGGGCTTTATGACGGTGCGACTGTTGAGACTTATCTGGTCAACTGGGCGCAGCCGGAGCAAGCGGTATTATTGCGCAGCAGCGTAATCGGCAAAATTACACGCAGCGGCATGAATTTTACCGCTGAACTGAAAAGCAGTGCGGCTCTGCTGGATCGTGTTTTCGGACGGCGTGCCAAGCGGGGTTGCGATGCGGAATTTGCAGATAAGCGTTGCGGCATCAATCCGGCCGATCCGCGCTATGCGGGTGAGGGTGCGGTGGAGCTTGTCAGCGGACAGGATCTGGTGGTCGTAAATCTGAGTGGTTTTACCTCGCACTGGTTTGAGCGCGGGAGCCTGCACTGGCTGAGCGGGCAAAATCAGGGCAGCGTGAATAATATTGTCTCGCACCTTAAACAGGGTGATGCGGCAAGTCTGATCCTTCAGGAACTGCCGGTCTATGACGTTCAGATCGGTGATCGTTTTCGTGTATTGGCGGGTTGCGACAAGAGCTTTCAGCAATGCCGTGACCGTTTTGCCAATCATGAGAATTTTCGCGGCTTTCCACATATTCCCGGCAATGATGCTGCCTATGGTTTTGCCGGTGGTGAGGGAAATTTTGACGGCGGGGTGCTCGTGCCATGACCGCTGCCCCGTTGAATGACAAAGTGCTGGCGATTGCTGAAAAATGGCTTGGCACACCTTATCGTCACGGTGCCAGCCGTTTGCAGGTGGGGTGCGATTGTCTGGGGCTGATACGCGGTATCTGGCGCGAGCTTTATGGTACAGAGCCGGAGGATGCCGGCACCTATTCCCGCGACTGGGCAGAGCTTGCCCAAGATGAGCCGCTGATTGATGCGGCGCGTCGGCATATGCATTTAAAACCGCAATCAGAGATACAGGCCGGTGATATTCTGATCTTTCGCTGGCGGGATGGTGTGGCGGCCAAGCATTTAGGAATCATGGCGGAGAATAACCGCTTCATCCATGCCTATGAGGGGCATAGTGTGACGCTTTCTGCGCTGGTTCCGCAATGGCGGCAGCGTATTGCAGCAGTTTTCTCCTTTCCAAATCCTTCGGTTTGAAGACAGGTCATTTCTCGCATGAGTACAGTGGTTCTTCAGGCGGCAGGTAGTATGATCGGCGGGCTGTTCGGCCCCGTTGGCGCGGCAATCGGTAGTGCGATCGGCGCTATGGGCGGCTATATGATCGACAATGCGCTGATTAATTCAACGCGGCGTATCGAAGGGCCGCGTCTCTCCGGTACACGTCCGATGCAGGCGGAAGAAGGGGCTGTTTTGCCTGCCGTTTATGGCACTATGCGCGTCGGCAGTACACTGATCTGGGCGACCCGTTTCGAGGAAGAGAAAACCACCACCCGTCAAGGGGCGAAAGGTGGCCCGAAAACCACCACTTACAGCTATTATGTCAATGCCGCTTTTGCGGTGGCGCAGGGCGAGATTTCCGGCATCCGGCGCATTTGGGCAGATGGCAAGGAGCTGGATCAGACGCAGGTCACTGTTCGTGTCTATAAGGGGACTGAGACGCAGCAGCCCGATCCGCTGATTGAAGCGCGGCAGGGGGCGGGGAAAGCACCTGCCTATCGCGGCACTGCCTATGTGGTTTTCGAACACCTGCCGATTGATGCCTATGGCAACCGTCTGCCACTTTTGCAATTCGAGGTCATGCGTAGTGTCGGCAGGCTGACACGGGATATTCAGGCCGTTGCACTGATCCCCGGTGCAACGGAATTTGGTTTGTCACCGCAGATGGTGCGCGATGAACCGCGCCCCGGTGAAACACGCGCGTTGAACCGTAATACTCTGCGGGCGCAAAGTGACTGGTCAGCATCACTGGATGAGTTGCAGGCGCTGTGTCCCAACCTGAAAACAGTTGCTCTGATTGTGCCGTGGTTCGGCACCGATTTGCGCGCGGGAGAATGCCGGATTTTGCCCGCTGTTACAGCGCGGGAAGCGAGAAAACCGAGCCATCACTGGCGTGTCGGTACTGTTGACCGTGCATCTGCCCATCTGATTTCTGATAATGGCACTGAGAAAGCCTATGGCGGGACACCGAGTGATTTCTCGGTCATCGCTGCAATCAAATATGCCCGACAGCGTGGACTGAAGGTCACGCTTTATCCGTTTATTATGATGGATATTCCTGCCGATAATCAGTTGCCTGCGCTGGATGGTGAGGGCTTTCAGCCAGCCTATCCGTGGCGCGGCAGAATTGGCGTGCCGATGGGAGTGGATAAAACAGCGGATGCAGCGCTTCAGCTTATCCGTTTTTCCAATGGCATGAACGGCTATAAGAATTTCATCCGCCATTATCTGGAGCTGGCGCATGCTGCCGGTGGTGTTGATGCTTTTCTGATCGGCTCGGAATTGCGTGGCCTGACACAAATCCGCAATGAACAGAATGATTTTCCGTTTGTCAGCACTTTGTGTGAACTGGCTGATAATGCACGCATATCTTTAGGGGCTGGTTGTAAAATCACTTATGGTGCGGATTGGTCAGAATATTTTGGCTATCACCCGCAGGACGGCAGCGGCAATGTGTTCTTTCACCTTGATCCGCTCTGGGCGCATCCGGCAATCAATGCCATCGGTATTGATAATTATATGCCGCTGAGTGACTGGCGTGACGGGGATGAACGCAGCATTGATCCGGCTTTTCCCGCTTCTGCCTATGATGAAAGTGCCTTGCAAAACGCCATTGCCGGAGGTGAGGGCTATGACTGGTATTATGCCTCGGATGCAGACAGGCGCGCCCGCAAGCGCACAGCAATAACGGATGGCCTGACGGGAAAGCCGTGGGTATTCCGTTATAAGGATTTGCGCTCATGGTGGCAGAACCAGCATTTCAACCGCATCAATGGTGTGGAGCAGACACAACCTACCGCATGGCAACCCATGTCCAAGCCATTCTGGTTTACCGAGCTTGGCTGTGCGGCCGTTGATAAAGGGCCGAACCAGCCAAATGTTTTCCCTGATCCGAAATCCTCGGAAAATGCTGTGCCATATTTCTCCGACGGTTCGCGTAGTGATATTGCGCCGGATCGTTTTTTGCGCGCGCATTTTGCCTATTGGAATGTTGCGGGAGAGCATAATCCTGTGTCGCCGCTCTATGGCGGTGCAATGCTTGATACGGAACAGATTTATGTCTGGGCTTGGGATACACGCCCGTTTCCGGAATATCCGCTGAAGGCAGATATATGGGGCGATGCCGCCAATTGGGCAACGGGGCATTGGCTCAATGGCCGCCTCAGTGGTGTGGCGCTGGATGAATTGCTACTGGCTTTGCTAAAGGATTTTGGGCTCGAAGGGCTGGCTGATTGCCGTGGCACTGAAGGCTATTTGTCCGGTTATATTGCCGATAATCCGGCAAGTGGCAGAGCATTGCTTGAACCGCTGATGGATATATTCGGCGTGGTGGCTTTTGAGCAGGTGAAGGGAAATCAGAGACTGGTATTCCGCAGTCTCACACAACGCCAGAATCCCGTTGCCATTCAGGATTATGCACTGGAAGGCGATCAGTCATTGCCGGTGCGTATTCTGGATGATGTGGAAGAATTGCCTGCAAGCGCAGAGATTTATTTCAGCGATGCTTTGCGGGATTATCAGTCCGGCAGTGCCTTGGCGCAAAAATCCGGCTGGCAGCGTGCCGGTCACGAAAGTCTGTCTCTATCTGCTGCGATGGAAAGTGGGCAGGCACAGGCGCTGGCCGAAAGCTGGCTTGAAAGAAAACGGGCTGAACGCCGCACCGTTGCTTTTTCTGTGCCGTGGTCGCAAGCAGGTTTGACGGTTGGTGACAGGGTACGTGTGCCGGAACTGGCCGGAAGTCGTGATTATGTCATTGTGAGCTTTGAGGACGGAGCGGCAAGGCGGGCTAAAGCCGTAGCGCTTGCACCGGCTTTACGTCGCCCTGACCGCACCCGTATGCCAGCGGTATCTGATTCCGGTAGTGTGACTGCTGGCCCGCCGCTGTTTCATATGCTGGATTTGCCGATGTGGCCCGGAATTGAAAATGAGAGCAGTCAGTTTCGCATCGCTTGTTACGCCAAGCCGTGGCGGGATGTGGCGCTTTTTGCCTCGCCAGAAGCGGGTGGCTATCAATTGCGCACAGTGATCCCCTATGCCGCAATCATGGGGGAGCTGACTACAGAACTTGCAGGTGCCGCCAGCGGTCGTTTCATGCATCAGCAGAGTTTCGATATTCGTCTATATCACGGGGAATTACATTCTCAGTCTGTGTTGCAAGTGCTGAATGCCGCAAATACCGCTCTGGTGCAAAATAGCGCGGGCGGATGGGAGATTCTGCAGTATCAGGAGGCAGAAGAAATTGCTGCCGGTCACTGGCGGTTAAAGTCTTTGCTGCGCGGACAATCGGGAACAGAACCGGAGGCCGGTATTGTCAAACCCGCAGGTGCGTCTTTTATTTTGCTGGATGATCGGGTTGTTCCGGCAGGGTTGCAGAAGACTGAAAACGGTTTGATGCTGAACTGGCGTGCGGGGCCATCCGGTCGGGACTTTTCGGATGATTATTTCAGTACCCAATCCGCTGCCGGTGGCATGAAGGCCTTAAAGCCTCTGAGTCCGGTTCATGTCAGATACAGACCACAGCTAAACGGGGATATGCATTTTCAGTGGATCCGGCGCGGACGCATTGATGCGGATAGCTGGATGGGGGAGGATATTCCTCTCGGAGAGGCGGCAGAAAAATATCAGGTGCAGCTGTGGCAGGATGGGGTGCTGTTGGAAAAAGCGGAAGTAACCCGACCGCATTATGTTTATTCCGGTCAGGTGCAACACGGTGTGCATTTGCGTTTGGAAGTCGCTCAGATCAGTCAGAGTTCCGGCGCAGGAGAGGCGGCTTCACTATCGTTTCGTTACTAA